TCAGATATGACAGAAGGGGACTTAGATGATTTGGCACTACAGTACGCACCAAAAACTGGAGCCAAACCGAGCTTTCTTTCCGCAGGCGAAACTAGGACAGCAACAGCTAAAGAAATTAAAATTCCAGCAGATGATCGTGCCGACTATATCAAAGCGCGAGAAGAAGCCTATGGCACATACGCTGAACAACTTGAATATATTACCGAAAAAGGTTTAGAGGCTTGGCAAGCGAATGTATCTAAAATTAAATCTGATAACCCCAAGCCTGAGTGATTGTGAGGAATAACTAGATGCCTATATCTAAAATGCAATCAGACTCTTTTGCTTCTGGCGTAGGCGGGAAGGTGTTGCAAGTAGTTCAAGCTACATCTACTACAGGTCTTCAAATGTCCAGTAATAATGCCTCTGTAGACACAGGGTTAACAGGGTCAATCACGCCCTCTGCGACAAGCAGTAAAATTTTAATTATTCACAATTCTGCTATTGTTTATAATAACACACAAGATTTTATTCTTTATTTAGTTAGAGGTAGTTCAAACGTATACGGGCTTAATTTGTATAGTTCCACAGGTTATGGGACTAATACTGCTGCTTTCTCATACCTTGACAGTCCAGCAACCACTAGCGCAGTTACTTACAAAACTACAGTTTACAAAAATCAAGGTGAAGTTTTTTACAATTACAACAATGAAATAACGTCTAAATCAACTCTGACTTTTATGGAGATTGAGGCTTAAAATGGCATACATAGGCATAGACCCAAATGTAGGTGACATAACATTTCAGAAATTTACTGGAACAGGGAGCGCCACTGCCTTCACTCTGGCTCAGTCCGTTGTGAGTGGAGAGGCCATTGTCGTAACTATAGGAAACGTGGTTCAGGAGCCGGGGTCTAGCGCAGCTTATACAGCACAGGCAAACACGCTTACATTCTCCGCAGCCCCTGCCAACGGTGACGTTATTACTGTGCGCTACTTTGGTCGCGCCGTAGACCAGCCAACCAGCTACGCCATGCAGCTATTCAAATATGTGGCTACGGCAAGTCAGACTGCATTTACTGGCGCAGATGCTAACGGTGCTATACTGGCGTTCAGTGGGACTGATGTAGACGTTTATCTAAACGGTGTGCATCTGGATAGCTCAGACTTCACTGCCAGCAGCGGAGACACAATAACGCTAGGAACAGGCGCGGCCTTAAACGATGAGCTAGTGATTAGAGCCTATCGCGCATTCACCGTAACTGATACAGTAAGCAAGGCTTCTGGGGGTACGTTTGCCGGGGAGATAACAGCGCCGCAGTTCCAGACAACAAACACAACGGTCGATACGGCTGTGTTCCGCACAAACGGTCAGAGCGTTACAGACGACACAACAATAGGGTCAACCAAGAATGCCTTGGCGATTGGCCCTCTAACAATAGGCTCGTCAACCACGATTACGGTTAACGGCAACTTAACAATACTGTGAGGCATAGATGGCTTCCATAATAAATGTAGATGAGATTCAAGGTGCAACCGCAGCCGCAAATGTTAAGTTGCCTGCTGGTTGTATATTACAAGTTTTGAGTACAACTAAAACTGACACCTTTAGTACAACTAGTGTTGGCCCGATAGACATTACTGGATTATCGGTATCAATTGCACCAAAATACGCAACTAGTAAAGTTTTAATAATGTTTGATGTAAGTATTGTTGGTTATGATTCAGGCACTGGTATACGATTATTAAGAGGTTCTACTACACTTGCATTAGGTGATGCCTCTGGTAGTAGGGCGAGAATGACTGCAATTGGTCCATATTCAAATGGCACAAGTCCATCAGCATACAGTGCTACCCCTACAAGTATGTCTTTTTTAGATTCGCCTGCTACAACAAGTGCAACGACTTATAAATTACAAGCACAGTGCTTGAGTACTAATGGTATAGTAGTGAATATGACACGATATGATACAGATAACGGGAATGCTTCCAGAGGTGCCTCAACAATCACAGTCATGGAGATTGCACAATGAGTAAGCTCTTTGTAGATGACATTGTTGAGAAGACCAGCGGTCATGGTGTGATTATACCGGGGCATGTGATTCAAATACAACAAACTGTATTTAAAGACACATTTTCTACTTCTGTTGGTCCTAATTTTGCCGAAATAACTGGACTTAGATGTAACATTACGCCTGCTTCAACAAGCAATAAAGTTTTAATACGAGTTAATTTATCTATAGCTAACCAATATTATTCATCAAGAGGTAGGCTTTTAAGAGACGGAAGTGTTATTACTGATGCTACGGGAAATCAAGTAGGCTCTAGAACACCAGCTACATTTTCTTACATTAACTACGGTGGTGGTCAAACGAGTGCAATATACGATATGAAACATATTAGTGTTGAATACTTAGATTCACCTTCTACAACAAGTGCAGTGCAGTACGGTGTAGATATTGGAGGCTATAACACAAGTTTTCCCACATATGTAAATCGAAATCATAATTATAACGATAGTTCAACTTACCCTGCCTGTCCAATTTCTTCGATAACCCTTATGGAGATTGCACAATGACAAGCATCTTGAAAGTCTCCGACATCCAAGGCCCATCCTCGACTGCTGTTGCAATGTCAACTAAGCCATCTTTCTTTGCGACTAACAACGCTAACGCATGGCAAAGTTTTGGTAATACTAGCTTTAATACAATGCCTTTTAACACAACTGAACACGACATTGGCAATAATTATGATACATCGAACTATAAATTTACTGCGCCAATTACGGGGTCATATTATTTTTATATGCAATTCTTACATGATGCCACTACCACATCATCGTATGGCGAATGCCGGTTCAGGAAAACTTCGGGCGGTTCAACAACAACAATAGCTTTTAAACATAACAGTTTTCAAGGCGATACGGTTGCTTTAGCAACTGTTACTTATTTGCAAGCTAACGACTATATAGAAGCGCAAGGTAAAGTAGGCAACACTAATGCAGACGATTGGTATGCCATAAATTATTATGCGTATTTTTGTGGTTATTTAATAGGATAGGAGAATAAGATGAGTATAGCAGAGGCACTTACAGAGCTAGGCATCAAAGAATGGGTGCTTAGAGGTGAGCCAACAACAGAAGATGAGTTCAACGAGATGTTCCGTAAAGTTACGGGCGCTGATTCCAATGGTTCGGCTATCGAAAGCAGCAGTCCTGATGACTGGGGTACAACTTGGTCAGCGGTCAAGGCAAAGGCTGACGAGATAAAGGCAGCAGAGCCTATGAAGCTGCTACGGGCAGAGCGCGACAGACGACTTGCCGAAGTGGACTGGTGGGCATCTAGCGACCTAACAATGAGCGATGAGCGTAAAGCATATCGTCAGGAACTGCGTGACATTACCAAGAGCGCTACCAGTCTTGATGATGTTAAGTGGCCTACTAAGCCGGAGTAAGAGATGAGCAACGCCCGTAATCTTGCAAACTTTTTGGGGACAGGAACTACAGTTCCGTCTTCTAAGCTGTCTCTTGTTGCGGCTGATATGCCAGCGGGTAATATACTCCAAGTTGTAAACACAGTACACAGTGCTAACGTAGCAATTAATGGTTCAACTTCGACTGAATACACTGGCATTGCAACAGCAATAACACCAACGGTAACAGGCTCTAAAATATACATTATGGCAAATGTTTCGTGTGGAAACCAGATGGCAGGTGCTGAATGGTATGAATCAATACTGTATAGAGATTCTGCTTCAAATCAAATTAGTACTAGGCAAGATTTTTATTTTAACGAACGATACGAAATGATTGGCCCTAAACTTTTGTTTGCTATCTTTGACCCACTCGCAACAACGGCTGGAACTGCTCGTACTTATAAAGTTTATTTAAACGGGGACACTGCAAATGGTCAACTGTCAATCAACTGGAATAATAACAATTCACAATCATCAATGACCCTGATGGAGATAGCTGTCTAATGAACGATGAAACAAAAGTTGTGTTAGACGTGGCGGCAGGCACCGGCACAGTGGCTGCATATATGGCTATGGTTCCAGATTTTGTTGCTTTGTTTACCGGAGTGTGGGTGTTAATCCGCATTTGGGAGACTAAGACAGTCCAGAGGCTGTTAGGGAAAAATGTTTAAGGCTATTGTATTAGCCTGTGTAATTGGGTCACCGACTGATTGTGTTGAGTTTCATTCTATAATTTATAGCGACACAAGGGAGGCATGTCGCAGAAGGGCGTTTCAAATGTCAGAGGATATTGGCGAGATAGTTAACCTGATGCCATCAAAGTGGCGATGTAAAAAACTTAAAGAAGGTAATCTAGCTGATGGACCCAATTACTATCTCAGCGGCAGTGGCTGGGGCTACAACCGCCTTTAATTCCATAAAGCAAATGATTGCGGCTGGGAAAGATTTGGAGAGCTGCATTGGCGACGTGTCCCGCTGGATGCGTATGGCGTCTGATGTTGACAACGCCGCCAAGCAATCTAAAAACC